TAACTACTCCAGAGCAGACAGTAGATATAAAAATAATAGCTCAAGCCTCTGGCAGAATGATGCTGTAAGGGGGGTGTAGAGATTGAAGATTAAAAAGAAATCGGTTAAAAACAGATGCATAGAGTTTGGAGACAAAATCCTTGCATATGGAAATGTTCAAACTGGGGAAAGCTTCTGCAACTTGCAGGAGTTTTGGGATAGTGAAAGAACCGAATTTATTCCTGCTGAAGAGTATGAGGACAAATAAAGGAAATAGAAGGAGGATGTAGATATGAAAAAGATATTGTTATCAAAGAGTTTCGTTGAGGAAGCAAACACTTATTCAATACAGGCAGTTGTGGCGATACATATAGACCGAGAAATCAATTTTGAGTGTCACAATGGGAAGATAGATGAAGCATATTTAGAGGGTTAGAAATGTTGCAAATACTTATTAGATGGGATAAAGATAAGCCAGAAGACAATGCAATGCATGAACGACTAGTTAAAGGCTTTGATAAGATGGGATGCTGGAGGGTGGAGCTTCCACCCAAGGAAAGCATATATAAAACATTGTTAACGTTAGAAACAGAAGATAAGGAGGACAAAGATGGCAAAAAAGATTAAAGAGCCAGCATATAAGAGCTGGGAGGATGTAGAAAATGCATTAAAGTTAATTGCAGAATTAGATCAACGAGTAGTAGAAGCAAATAATGTAATGAACAAGAGGATTGACAGGATAAAGGAAGAGACACTAAGGGATATAAGTCCACTAATTAAACAAAGGCTACAGCTTGAAGAAGCAGTAGAAGAGTTTACTAAGTATAGGAAGGCTGATTTTATAGATAAAAAGACTAGAACGTTTACCTTCGGTGAAGTTGGATTTAGGAAGACAACAAATATAGTTACAAGAAATGTAAAGGCTATAATTGAAGCATTGAAGCAGAACAAAATGCAAGATTGTATTGATACAAAGGAGTCTATAAATAAGGATAAGTTAGCTGACTACGACGATAAAGCACTTGAGACTGTGGGAGCTAAGAGGAAAACTAAGGATAATTACTTTTATAACATATACACTGAAAGGATTGAGGAATAGTGAAGGACACACCAGCAGGAAAAAATGCTAATACATCTCAGAAGGTTTTGAAGTCATTAGAACCAACTCATAGTGTGACAATAAATGTGATTGAAACAGTAAATTCAAAGCAACTACAGCAAAGGTTAGACGCTATAAAACAATTTGTAGGTGTGCTTGATGAAAACAGTACATATGACCTTTTGATACAAGTGGACAAGCTTATCGAGGAGAAACCAAATGATAATGATATCAAATGATCAAATGAGGAAAATATACGCTTCAGCGAGGGAGAACGGAATTGACAACGTTCTCCTTCACGATATGTTACGACAAATGTTCCAAAAAGATAGTGTAAAAGAGCTTACAAAATTTGAGGCAATGGACTTAATAGATAAAATTGTTGGTAAGAAAAATATCAGAAAGCCTACCAAAGGTCGTGCATCAGCAGAGCAGGTCGAAAAGATAAGAGCATTGGAACGGGAATTAGGCTGGAATAATAACCCCAAAAGGCTTAATGCATTCATTCGGAAGTATGCAAGGACAGAACAGCTACACTGGCTTACAGATGTACAAGCCAGTAATATAATCGAGGCTTTGAAGAAACTAGTTGATAAGGGATATAAGGGAGTGGACAAATTCTCAACATAAATGTCAAAACTGGAGGTGTAATAAATGAAAAAAAGATTTAATGGTGATATAGAAATGCCTTGGGATAATGATGATACAAAGGGGGCTAAGTAATAGTGAAAGCACAATGTATTAGATGTACTAACAGAAATAATGACGAGTGCAAGGGTTATGATAAATTTGAAGCAAGGGATTGTAAAGGCTTTAAACCTAGATTGGAAGAAAACAATGAGTGTAGTAATTGCTATAAGGGAGATACCTGTGATGCGTTTTGTATGAGATTTCCCAATTCATATAAACGAGACAGGAAGCTATAGTTGAGCAATTCAAGCAATAAACGATTGGGGGAATAGAAATGAGAAAATTAATAACTGATAACCCACAAGGAATGACTGAAAAAGCTAATAACTTTGTATTCGTAAAAGATGATGAAGTATATGTAAGGTTGGGCGAACAGCCTGTGACCTTAGTAGAATATATAAGAAAAATGGACAGGGAGCTATACGGAGTTGAGCATAACGATAGCTATTGCAATGCATTAGAATTTGGAGAGTACATGGATGAAGATAGATTCACTTGTACAATGTACCATGCTTTGGTCGGTTTTGCTACTGTAAGGAACTATTTGAAGTATTACGAGGAAGCTTTAAGAGAAACAACTATTGAAGAGATAACTGAAACCATAGCACGAAATTGTGTCGCATGGGATACATCAAAAGATAAAAAAGAAGGATTACTCCCAGAAGTAGCAGTATTCAAAAACCCTAGTTTATATAAAAAATTAACAGGAGAAAAATATAATTTCTCAGCAGCATGTAAAAAGTTCGGTATAGAATAGTAGCGTAAATAAAGAAGGTGCAGACATTTAAGGCACAGTCCAATGATTAAGAGCAGATGGGGGTGATAAGTTTGGCTGCTAAGAAATACAAGAAGTTAACCAATGCAGAAAAAAAGATAAGAAAAGAGATTCGTGAGAAATTACGAGAAGATGGTCTGATTCCTGCAATTAAGCCTAAGCTTAATAGATACAAGTTTGCAAAGGAAGTACTTGAGGAATATGAAAAGCAAGAAAAGTATACATTTGCAGGATATGTTTTACATGGCATTGCATATATGCTGCCTAGTGTGGAATATAAAGAAAATATAACACCAGAAGAAATTGGAGTATTAAAAGTATTAAAGCTTGCTTTAGAAGTTAAAAAATTTGAAGAAGAGATAAAAGCACAAGGTAAAACAACATACAATGCAATGGAATTGGTAGAAAAGGTGATTGAACCTATAATAAATCTTTAGGAGGTACAATATGAAAATAATGATTGATATTGGACATGGAGGAAATGACAACGGAGCAACTGGGAATGGACTAATTGAAAAGAATTTGAATTTAACAGTAGGATTAAAAATTAGAGACTATCTAACACAAAAATATAATGTTGAGGTAGCAGTTACAAGAGATAAGGACATATCTCTTACCAATGATGAAAGAATAGCCATTATAAAAAAGTTTGACCCTGATTTGTGTGTGTCAGTGCATCACAATTCAGCTGACATACCAAATGCAAGGGGTGCAGAGGTAATACATGCACATTATGATAAAACGGATGATGAATTAGCCTATGATATACTTCACAGGCTGGCAAAGTTAGGAATGCCTATTAGGAGGGCATTTTCAAAACTAAACCTAAATAAAGTGGATTGGTACTACATAATCCGTAGAGTATACAATAGTGCTACACAAGTAATAATTACAGAAGGAGGCTTTATAAGTAACAAAGAAGATGCAGCATTACTTAAAAATGCAGGCTTCATAGAAGCTGAGAGCATAGCGATAGCAGATGCTATTGCAGTATTTCTAAAACTTGAAGCAAAACAACAAGAGCCAGTCAATACACCTCATTGGGGACAAGCTGCTGTACAAAAACTAAAGGATAGAGGACTTATAAGCGTAGACCATGCTCCTGATGAGCAGGTCACATGGGCAGAATTTGCCACAGTAATTGGTAGGCTAGAAAAATTGAACAGTTGACAAAATACATGAGAAAATGGTAAGGTGGTGAATATAGTGGATATAGAAAAATGGGCAAGTGAAATAGACCCCAATGACTTACCTGAACCCTACCAGTCATTAGCCAGTAGGTGTGGAGTAAAAAGTGCATTAGTTCTTGCAGAGCTGTGTCAAGGAGCGCATGTATATATTCCAAAGCTTGATGATGTAATGAGAATTATTAGAGATAGAAAAATCAAACAAGAATATAATGGGTATAATTTTAGAGAGCTATCGCTAAAATATGGACTGACTGAAATATGGATAAGAAAAATAATCAAAGGTGAGAAAGAAGAAAATCAAGTTGATATGTTTGAAAGCGGTTTGATAAAGTGATTTGCAAATGTGCTTGTGGCAGTAGAATTATATAAAATATTGATAAAATCATGGTGTAAGAACAAACACCATGATTTTTTATTTTTTGCGAAAGGGGGCAAGGATTTGACCGTAGCTTGGATTGTACAGTTAGTAATCACTTGTGTTGTCGGGATTATAGCATACTTCTTAAAAGATATTAAAAAGAACACCGAAGATAAGATTTCGCAAATAAACACAAAAGTAGATAGCGCGCACAAAAAGATGGAAGAAACTAAAGATGCACTTAATGATTACAAGGACGAAGTCAGCAAAGAGTATGTTAGAAAAGACGATTATCTACAAACTAATGGTGAGATTATGAAAAGACTAGACAAAATACAAGATATACTGATGGACATGTTTAGGAGAGGAGGACAATAATGAGCGATACAAACATGATGAAAAGAAAAGCAATAGGGCAAATGACAGCAAGCGAATTTAAAACTATAAACGGTACAGTTATGAGAATGATTATACTCCTATTTAAAACTCGCTGGTTTACATTCAGGGAAATTATAACAGCCCTAACAGTAAATAAATATGATAAGGAAGAGATATACGAGGCGCTAGACTATTTTGAAAGTCAAGGGTATATCGAAGTGCGAGATATAGAAGGAAGACAAGAGGTAAGGCTTTCTGACATGGACGAAGACGAAATTGAAATGAAGCTTACAGGTGAGGGTAAAAAGGTGGCATACTCTATTAAGACAGATGATGGAATTGACCTTTAAGGGGCTGATTATGTGGGAAATGAAAGAGAAAGAAATCGTATTAAATCTAGGGTAGATGAATTTCCAGAGGACATCAAACAGGTGCTACATCAAAGGCTTGCGGATGTTAATTGTTCATATATTGCTATTGCTGAAGAATTAACAGGAATGGGATATGAAATTTCTAAATCATCCGTAGGACGATACGCAATGAGACAAGGCGGAGCTGCTAAGAGATTTAAAGAATCGGCAGAAAAGATAAAAGCATTAGCTGAGGTAGTAAAAGAAAACAGGGACATTGAAGCAAGTGAAGTAGCATCCTCGTTACTTATGGATTTACTAATTGAGAGGGTGGCAACAGCTCAAGAGGAAATTGATGAAATGCCATTGGATAAGGCAGGAAGACTCATTGTACAAATGCAAAGAAGTGCAGTCTTTAAAGCAAAGTTCAAACTAGAATTTGACAAAGGTTATCAAGAAGCTGTATCACGAGTTAAAAAAGAATTAGCTGAAGAGCTACAGAAAGAACCAGAGTTACTGGCAAGGATGGTAGAGCTGGCAGAAAGGGTACGAACTAGATTGGAGGAGGAATAAGTATGCAGGAAATAATAACAGGTGTATTGCTCAATGTTGTAGTAGCATTAATAGGTTTGGGTGGTGCATTTGCCACAATGCTTTTATCAAAAGCAAAAGCAAAGGTAGAAGTAGAAACTGAAAAGCTTAACGACGAAAGACAGCGAGAGCTAGTCACAAATGCTTTTGGAAGCTTACATGATATAGCCATTAAAACTGTAACCAAGATAGAACAAACAACAG